GTGACGGAGGGGCGACTCGTCGCCACCGGTGTCGTCTCGCGCGACACCGATGCCGCCCGCGAGATCGTCTCCTCGGCCCGCAACGGCTTCCCGTGGCAGGCCTCCATTGGGGCGTCGGTCGAGCAGTTCGAGTTCGTCAAGGAGAACCAGGCCGTCACGGTGAACGGCCGGGAACTTCAGGGCCCCGTGAACGTCGTCCGCCGGGCGACGCTGGGGGAGATCAGTTTCGTGGACCTCGGAGCCGACGCGGGTGCAAGCGCCAAGGTCGCTGCATCCGCAAGCCAGGAGAACGAACCGATGGACGAGACCAAGACCGAGAAAACCGACCAGGTAACCGCCCAGCCGACGCCGGAGACCGACACGCCCAAGGGCCAGGTCCAGGCCAAGGCGCCCGACGGCACTGAGGCCAGCGCCCAGGCGCCGGAGATGCCGTTGGCGCCCGATCCCGTGGCCGACATGCGCGCGCAGGCCGCCGCCGAGCAGACGCGGATCGCGGCCGTGCGCAAGGTCTGCGGCGACGCGCACGCTGAGATCGCCGCCAAGGCCATCGCCGAGGGCTGGGACGTGACGCGGACCGAACTCGAGGTTCTCCGGGCCTCGCGGCCCAAGGCCCCGGCCGCGCACATCCCGGAAACGGGAGTGACCAGCACCGTCCTCGAGGCGGCGTGCCTGTTAACCGCCGGCCTCGCCAAGCCCGAGGACCACTGCGAAGAGCGGGCGCTCGACGTGGCCGCGAAGCGCTTCCGCGGCGGCATCGGCCTCCAGGAACTGCTGCTGGAGGCCGCCTGGGCCAACGGGTACACGGGCCGCAACTTCCGGGCGAGCCGCGAAGTGCTGCGGTTCGCCTTCGGCCAGAACCTGGCGGCCGCCTTCTCGACCATCGACATCGGCGGCATCCTGTCGAATGTCGCCAACAAGTTCCTCCTGGACGGGTTCTTCAGCGTCGAGCGGGTGTGGCGGAACATCTGCGCCGTCCGCAACGTCTCGGACTTCAAGACCGTCACCTCCTACCGCCTCGTCGGCGCTGACACGTATCAGCCGGTCGCGCCGGGCGGGGAACTGAAGCACGGGACCCTCGGCGAAGAGCAGTATCAGAACAAGGCCGACACGTACGGTTTGCTCCTTTCCATCGACCGGCGCGACATCATCAACGACGACCTCGGCGCCATCACGACCGTGCCGCGCAAACTCGGCCGCGGGTCGGGCCTGAAGATCAACGACGTCTTCTGGGCGATCTTCCTGGACAACTCGGGGTTCTTCAAGACCGCCAACAAGAACTACATCACGGGCGCCGACACCGCTCTGACGGTGGACGGTCTGACGAAGGCCGAGGTCAAGTTCCTGGAGCAGGTGGACTCGGACGGCAAACCCATCGGCATCATGCCGCAGATCCTGCTGGTGCCGACGGCGCTCTCGGCCATCGGGACCACGCTCTACAAGAGCCTGGAGATCCGGGACACCACGGCCGACACGAAGTACCCCGTCGCCAACCCGCACCAGGGCAAGTTCCGGGCCGAGGTCAGCCGGTACCTGGCGAACACCCAGTACACTGGCGCGAGTGCCAAGGCGTGGTATCTGCTAGCCGACCCGGCGGACCTGCCGGTGATCGAGGTCGCGTTCCTCAACGGCCAGGAGTCGCCGACCATCGAGACGGCCGAGGCGGACTTCAACGTCCTGGGTGTCCAGATGCGGGGCTACCATGATTTCGGTGTGGCCCTGCAGGATCCGAAGGGCGGAACCAAGAGCAAGGGCGAGGCGTGAGCCTCCGGTAGGAGAGACGGAACATGGCACAGGCAACATTCGTGCAAGACGGGGCGAGTATTGACTACACGCCCGGTTCGGACGTGGCGGCCGGTGACGTTATCGTGCTCGGCAGCCTCTCAGTCGCTATCGCCAAGCAGGCCATCGCCAGCGGTGTCCTCGGGGCCCTGGCGACGCGCGGCGTCTTCGACGGGGCCAAGGCCACGGGCGCCATTGTCGTGGGTGACGCCATCTACTGGGACGAGGACGGCGATCCCGTCGGCGGCGTGGCCGGCAGCGGTGCGTTCACGACCACCGCGTCGGGCAACCTGTACGCCGGCCGGGCAGTGGCCGCGGCAGCGGAGGCCGCCGCAACGGTCCGCTTCGAGTTGCGCGAGACCGATGTTCTGAACGCGGGCCTCGCGGGCGCCATCGCCGATCCCGGCGACGCCGGGGCGATCCCGGTCACCAGGAGCGGCACGTGCCCGCTCGTCACGGCCGACGCCGAGACGCGCACGCTGGCCATCCCCACGTTCGCCGGCCAACTGCTGAACCTCGGGTTCAAGACCGACGGCGGCGACTGCGTGGTTACGGCCGCCAGTGGCGTCAACCAGACGGGCAACAACACGCTGACCTTCGCCGATGCCGGCGACCAGATTCTGCTCGTGGCCATCGAGAACGGCGCGGCCCTGGCGTGGCGTGTGGTCTCAAACGACGGCGTGGCGCTGAGCACGGTCTAAGCCGGGCAGAGAGAGGGTCATGGCCGACCTGCTGCAAGAGGGCGCGGCGTGGCTTGAGACCATGCGGGTGGCCCATGTTTCGCAGACGGTGATGTACGAGCGGGGCGAGGACTCCGTAGAGGTCCAGGCGACGGTCGGTCGCAAGTCCTACCAGGTGGACGGTGGGTACGGCGCGGCGGTGTGGGCCGATTCGACCGACTTCATCGTCGGGGCGGCCGACCTGGTTCTCGCGGCCGAGACGGTCCTGCCGCAGGCGGGTGACCGGGTTCGCGTGACGGAGGGCGAGGCGGTGCAGCTGTACGAGGTGATGTCGCCCGGAGGCGAGATGAGCCACTACGAGCCGGCCGACCCGTACCGCCGGGCCTGGCGCATCCACACGAAACACGTGGCGCAGGAGACCGTGTGATGGCAGAGCCCAGTGACCACGACCTGCTGATCCGCATCGACGAGCGGGTCACCAAACTCGACCGGTGCATGACGAACCACCTCAGGCACCACTGGGCGGTGACGCTGCTCGCCCTGGGCGCGGTCGTCAGCGCCATCCTTTCGGTCCTCATTCAACTGGCGAGGTGAACCATGGCCACGCTTGTGGATATCGCCGACGCAGTCGTCGCCGAACTGAACGGCGCATCCTTCAGCCAGCCGTTCGAGGCCGTGCGGCGCTACCGGCCGCAGTTCGACCTGTCGGAGATGCAGGCGCTCCACGTCTCGGTGGTGCCGAAGGCGGTGAGCCAGGAGATCCAGAGCCGGTCGCGGACCACCGGTGACTACCAGGTTGACGTCGGCGTCCAGCAGAAGTTCGCGGGCGAGGCCGACCTTGATCCCCTGATGACGCTCGTCGAGGAGATCGCCGACCACTTCCGCTTCAAGCGGCTCTCGCTCCCGGGCGGCCAGGAGGCGGTCTGGGTCCGAACTCAGAACGATCCGGTGTATGCGGCCGAACACGTGGACGAACTCAGGCAGTTCACGAGCGTCCTGACGCTCACGTTCCGCGTCGTGAGGTAGGCCATGAACAACGTCGTCATGCGCAAAGTCACCGTCGGCGCCGCCTACGCGCCCCTGGTCACCGACTCGCTCGTCGCGAGCGTCACCCTCTCCTGCCCGCCGTCGAACGCCGGTGACGTGACCTTCAAAGGCGACGACGGAAGCGACGTGCCCTGGATCGCGTCCGAATGGCACTCCTTCCAGAGCATCGACCTTGCGACCGTCCAGGTCAAGGGCACGCCGGGCGACGTGGTTACGATAGTCGGGGGGACCTGGTGATGCCGTACGGCGCCCTTCCCGTCACCGGTGCCCGCATCGTCGATGGCACGATCACCATCGACGACATCGCCCAGACCCTGTGGGGGTCTGTCCCTGATGAGGCCATCGGCGGTTCCGCCCTGATCGACTGCAGCATCGACGCGGCCAAACTCTCCTTCTCGCCGCTGACGGACGCGATCTTCGCCGCGCCCCACATCTGGCAGGCCCTCCAGGAGTTCTGCTTCGGTATCAGTGTCGAGGGTCAGGCGGCCGTGTTCCAGGACTGCGCCGTCCAGGCCCAAAGCGGCGTCAAGGTCGGCCAGGCCGGCAGCGAGACGCCGCTCTCGGAGTTCCTCTGCCACCGGACGATCTGCTTCCAGGCCTCCGACTGTTCCATGGCGGCGTTCAACGTGGACGGCTGGCCCGCCGGGACCTTCTGCATCGACCTCGAGAAGCACTTCTTCGGGTGTTGCGGCTGTTTCGTCGTCGCCACGGCGGCCGACGGCTACGGCATCGTGCTCAACTACTGCCAGGACAGTTGCTGCGACTTCCTGAACCTCTGTGTCTGGAACTCCCTGGACGTCTTCAATATCGGCGCGCCCACCCACGTCACCCTGGGTGACGGAGAGTATGCGCATTCCGTCACGGGCAACCTCGTGTGGTGCTCGTGCGACGGGTGCCCGATGGTCTACGACGGCGGTTCCTGGCGGATGGTCAGTCTCTACTGAGGATTCGGCATGGCTCCCATCGAACTCCCGCCCAGCCGGTTCCGCGAGCCCCGGACGCTGACTGTGACGGCCGGTCCTAGCCCCGCGCGGCTCGCTATTGCGGGTGCGCCCGTCGAGGTGTGCCGGGTGGTGATCGGGTGCCAGGACCTTCACGCCGTGGCGGTGCCGCAGCTCGTGCTCGACGACTACTTCGAGCGCGGGGGCAACGCCTTCGATACGGCGGTCCTCTACATGAACGGCCTGTCGGACGCCATCCTGGGCGACTGGATGGTCTCGCGCGGCGTCCGGAACGACTGTTTCGTCATCGAGAAGGTGGCCCACCGGCCGCGGTGCCGGCCGGAGGCCGTCGCGAAGGACCTGGCGCGAGGCCTTGAGAACCTCCAGACCGAGCGCGTAGACCTGCTGCTCCTGCACCAGGACGACACCGACGTGCCCGTCAAGGAATGGGTGGACGCCCTGGCGGCGGAGCGGGCTGCGGGCCGCTGCTCGGCCTACGGCGTCTCGAACTGGCGGGCGGCGCGGTGCCAGGCGGCCAACGCCTACGCAGCGTCGCGGGGCCTACCCCCGCTGGCTGCCGTGTCGAATCAACTGAGCCTTGCGCGGCTCATCGATCCGCCGTGCCCGCACCAGGAAGGGACACCGGCAGGGCTTCGGACCTGGCTCGTCTCGACGGGGACGCCGCTGCTGGCGTGGTCGGCGCGGGCGATGCGGTTTTTTGGGGCGGACCCGGCCTCCGGCATGAGCCGCCGCCTGGCCCACGCCTTCTACGACGACGCGAACGTCACGCGGCTCGCGCGGGCGGCCCAGCTGGCCGAGACGAAGGGCGTGGCGAGGGAGGCCGTGGCCTTGGCGTGGCTGTTCGCTCAACCGTTCCCCACGGCAGCCATCGTGGGGTGCCGGACGCCGGCCGAGTGGCGGGCCGTGGCCCAAGCCGTGCAGGCAGTGACCGTGACGCGGGCTGAAGCGGACTGGCTGGACCTGGAGCCCTGATCGTGGCTGAACATCCGAGGGCACACATCGCAGTGGTCGCGTTCGTCTGGCCGGACGACAGCCTCACCACGCAGGCAGCCGACTGGCTCGCGGCCCATTTCCCCAGGGAGAACGTCTTGCGGGTCCTCGCGAAGGGTCCCATCGACGTGGTCCGCTCGAACGCGGCGCTGAACCTGTGCCTCAAACTCCCCGATCGGTTCACGGAGTTCCTGTGGATGGACCGCGACATGCGGCCGGATGTCCAGGGGGCCACGGAACCGTTCCTGGCGGCCGAGGGAGACGTGGTGGCGTGCGAGTACCCGGTCCACAACGTGCGGGCGTGGGCGGGGCCGGATGCGCTGCACATGGGCTTGGTGCGCGTCAAGCGCAAGGTCTTTGAGGCGCTCGCGGCGGAACGCGACGAACGGGGGCAGTCGATCCCCCTCTTCGCCTTCCCCCGCACGCCGGACAACACGCGGCTCCTGGGCTGTGAATGTGCGTGGTTCGCACGGCGGGTGCTCAAGGCGGGCTTCAAGATCACTCGCGCCGGATGGTGCCGGCACGACACGCAGGGGCCGGGCCACCAAGGGTAGGAGAGACCGTTGATCGGCATGGCGGCACGAACCCGGTCGGACTTCTCGAAGGTCAGGCGCCGCGCGCGGAGCGCCCAGATCGAGAGCCTCGGCCACGCCGGCGCCGCCATCCGCCTCGTGGCACGTCACAGCATCCGCCGCTCGCCCAGGGCTTCGGCCCCCGGCAAGGCGCCGCACACCAGGCGCGGGCAACTCAAGCGCGCCATCCTCTACGCCGTCGAGAAGGCGCGCCAGTCGGTCGTCATCGGGCCTGTGTACACGCTGATCGGCCTGTCCGCCACCGCCCACGAGTTCGGCGGTCGGTACAGGCGGGCCCGGTATCCCCGGCGCCCCTTTATGGGCCCCGCACTGGAGAAGACGCGCGACCGCCTGCCCCGGTTCTGGGCCGGGTCGGTCCGGTAAGGAGACAGAGAGATGTCCGTCAAACTCGGCATGGACGCCAAACTGTACCGCAACACGGGCACGTACGAGACCCCCACCTGGGTCGAGATCACCAACGCCAAGGACGTCAACCTCAACCTCGAGAAGGGCGAGGCGGACGTCACGACCCGCGCGAACCAGGGGTGGCGGGCCACCGTCGGCACGCTCAAGGACGGGTCGGTCGAGTTCGAGATGGTCTGGGACACGGACGACGCCGGCTTCACGGCCATCCAGGAGGCGTACTTCGACGGCACGCCCCTGGAGGTGGCCGTCATGGACGGTGACATCGCCACGAGCGGCAGCCAGGGCCTTCGAGCGACGATGGCCGTCACGAACTTCAGCCGCAACGAGCCGCTCGAGGAGGCAATCACCGTGAGCGTCACGCTGAAGCCGACCTACGCGGACAACGCGCCCGAGTGGATGGAAGTCGCCTAGACGCGGGGTAGGCCAGTGGCAGGCCACGAGAGTTATGATCTCGGTCTCGCGGGTTCGATTCCCGCCCCCGCTACCAGATTGGAGTGAGCGATGAAGACCTTCACCGACAACGCCGGCCGGACCTGGACGGTGGCCGTGAACGTCGACGCCGTCAAGCGCGTCAGGGACCTGGTGGGCGTGGATTTCATGGAGTTCATCGAAGGCGGTGACCTCCTGGAGCGCGTCATCCGAAACCCCGTGATCCTCTGCGACGTGTTGTACGCCGTCTGTAAGCCGGAGGCGGACGAGCAGGGCATCTCGGACACCGACTTCGGCCGGGCGATGGGCGGGGCGGCCATCACGGGGGCGCGCGAGGCGTGCCTCGAGGAGATCGTGGGTTTTTTCCACGAGGAGGGGCCGACGATCCGTCGCCAGGCCGACAAGCTGCTCGCGGCGTACCGGAAGGTCCTGGCGGCGGTGAGCCTGAAGATCGACGCCCTCGACGAGGACGCGGCCATCGAGGCGCTTCTTGCAACGTCTGGCGACTTGTCTGGGACCTCGCCGGCGTCCTCGGAATCGACCCCGGACGGCTGACGCTCCGGCAGCTCGTGTGGATGGCCGAGGCCCGTAGCCGCGAGGCGTGGAACCACACGGCGGCGACCTTAGCGATGCTCGCGAACATCCACCGGAATCCGAAGAAGGGCCGGGTCTTTAAGCCCGCCGACTTCAATCCGTACGAGGCGCGGAAGAAGAAGGGAATCCCCCTGCGGGCCGAGAACATCGGCCTCCTGAAACACGTGTTCGTCAAGGAGAAGAGCGATGCGACGAGTCCTGATGACGGCGGTTCTGGCGACGGTGGTCCTGGTGACCGGCTGCGGGAAGGCGCGACTGGGTCTGGAGCGTGACCCCGTGGCTCGGGGTGAGGCGGCCCTGGGGACGATCAAGGACGACGCCGGCCGCGCGAAACTCCACATCGAGAAGGCGAAGACGGGCACCGAGACCAGCGCCCGCGAGGTCCGGTCGGCAGCCCGGACGGCCCTGGCGGTCCCGCAGGCGAAACCTTTCGCCGAGAAACTCGCCACCAGCGCCGACCGGCTCGACCGCGAGGTCGTGCCCGAACTGGACCAGGCGCGCGCCCGAGTCGAGCACATCGAGACGACCACCGACGACGTCGTGCCCCTGGTAACGACCGTCTCTGATCTCGCCGAGCAGCTCGAACACTGGCAGGCCGAGGCCGCGCGCGAGAAGGAGCGGGCCGACTCGGCGGTGCGCAAGTGGCTCCTCATCACGGCGGCGGGCGGGTTCGCCGGCATCCTTGCGGGCGGCGCGCTCTTCATCTGGCTGTCGCGCAAGGCGGGCCTTGTGGTGGGCCTTGCGTCCCTCGCGGTGTTCGCCCTCTCGGTGGCCCTGTACCGCTGGTTCGAGTGGCTGGCCTGGGGCGGCCTCGTGCTCATCGTCCTGGCGGTGGCGGCACTTGGCTACGGCCTATACCGCAACCGCCGCGCCTTCGCCACGCTCGTTCAGGGCGGCCAGGACGTCAAGGCGGCCTTCGCCGAAGGGGTCCAGTACACCAAGGAGGAGATCCAGCGCCTCTTCAACAAGGTCCATGCCGCGACCCAAGCCGACGCCGGCGGGGGTGTCGAAGAGATGGTCCAGGAGGTCAAAGGGAAGGAGTAACCGATGGCACGCCCGTACATCCTGCTGACGCCGGACGATGGGGGCCTCTGGCGGCTCGCCCAGGCGGTCGCCAAGCAGAGCGTGACCGAGCCGCTGGACTTCGCAGGGCTCGCGCAGCGCCTGTGCGCAAGGGAGGCCGGGGAGGTCGAGGTCAACGTGGCGCAGATGTCGGAGATCTTGGCCGATCTCCGGCAACTCGTCGCCGCCGACCCGAAGGCGGTCCTTGATGTCCTCGCCGGCAAGATCGCGGATGGAGGGTAACCTGTGCCCTCCTCACGCGGCATCCGGGCGGGCGCAGCGTACGTTGAACTCTACGCCCACGATTCGCGCCTGGTGCGTGGCCTGAAGCGCGCCGAGAAACGCCTGAAGGCCTTCAGTCGGGCCGTCACTGACATCGGCAAGCGCCTGGTCTCAGCCAGCGCCGTCATGGCGACCCCCTTTATCGCCGGGGCCAAGGTCTTTGCGGACTTCGAGCAGCAGATGGCGAACGTCGCCACGATGCTCGACCGCCCGGCCGATCACATGGACGCCTTCAAGAAGGGCATCCGGTCGATGGCGGTCGCCTTCGGCGAATCGACCGAGGCCCTGGCGGGCGGCCTGTACGATATCCTGTCGGCCAGCATCCCCGCCGAGAAGGCCCTGGACGTCCTGTCGGTGGCCGTCCGCGCCGCCAAGGCGGGGATGACTGACACCAAGACCGCCGCCGACGCCATCACCACGATCCTGAATTCCTACGGCCTGGCGGCCGAGCACGCAGGCACCGTATCGGACCTTCTGTTCTCCGTGGTCAAGCGAGGCAAGACCACCTTCGGCGAACTCGCCCCCCAGATCGGCATGGTCGCCTCGACCGCCGCCAGCGCCGGGGTAGGCCTTGAGGAACTGGGGGCGGCGCTTGCGACCCTAACGCGTGCCGGCGTCCGGACGGAGAATGCCGTCACGGCCGTCAACCAAATCGTGATGACATTCCTCAAGCCCTCGAAGGAGGCGGCGGACGTTGCCAAGCGACTCGGCTTTGAGATGTCGGCCGCGACGCTCCACACCGAAGGCCTCGCCGGTGTCTTCGAGAAGATCAGCCGTCTCTCGCCCGACGCCATCGCCAAACTGTTCCCGAACGTGCGGGCCCTCAGGGGCGTGATCCCGGCGCTCAAGAACCTCAAGGGGTTCATGGGCGACATCGAGGTCATGCGCAACCGCGCCGGGGCCACCGAGACTGCCTACCAGAAGATGGCCCGCACCTTGTCACACGCCTTCGGCCAAGTCAAACAGGCGGGTTTCGTGGCCCTGTCGGTGGTGGGTGAAGCGCTCGCCGAGCCGCTCACCAGGGCGGCTGCCGCCATCAAGCGGTACGCAGCGTTCGTCACGGACCTCATCGCCCGGAACAAGGGCCTTGTGGTCGCCATCGCCAAGGTGATCGCCGTCGTGGGCGCGGTGGGGGCGGCGCTCGTGGTCCTCGGCGTGGCAGGTTCGGTCCTGGCCACGGTGTTCGGCGGTATCGCCGCCATCGTCACCGGCGCCGCTGCAGCCATCGGGTTCCTCGGGTCCGCCCTGGCGGCGATCCTCTCACCGATCGGCTTGGTGATCGCGGGCGTGGCGGCGCTCGGCGGATACATCCTGTACGCGACCGGCGCCGCCGGAAAGGCCATCGCGTGGCTGAGGGAGAAGTTCGCCGCGCTCGCCCAGTTCGCCGGCGAGGCGTGGCAGGGCATCGCCGACGCGCTTGCCGCCGGTGACATCGCCCTGGCAGCCCGCATCCTCTGGCTCACCCTCAAGGTCGCGTGGGAAAAGGGCGTCGCCTGGCTCCTGGGGATCTGGCTCCGGTTCAAGCACGCCTTTCTCGGCGTCGCGTACAGCGCCTTCTACGGCACGCTCGCCCTCGCCCGGACCGTCTGGCACGGCATTCAGGTGGCAGCCGTTGAAGCGGCGGCGTTCATGCTGAAGGCCTGGGACCGGTACGTCTTTGCCGTGGCCCGGGCGATGCTCTGGCTCAAGGCCAGACTGACCAAGGTCTGGAACGTCCTGAAGGGCACTTTCGATGAGACGTTCGATGCGCGAACCGCCAACCGCGCGGTCCAGGAGCAGTACGACGCCGCAAGTCAGTACCTGAAGGACGAGGGCGCCCGTCGCCAGAACCTGCTTGAGGCCGCCCGCAAACGGGTCCGCGAACACGAGCAGGCCGAGTACGAGGCCGGGATGGCCGAGATCAGCCGGGCCCACCAAGCGAAGAAACGCGCCATGGAAGAGGAGGCCCGCACCCGGACGGCTGCGGCGCAGGCCGAACTGGATCAGGCCCGCCAGGAGTGGTGCGCAGCCATCGCCGAGGCCCGCAAGAAACGCGAGGCGCGGGAGGCCGAGGACGAGGGGCCCGGCGCCCTCGAGAAACCCGCCGACCTCGTCAGCAAGGTCCAGGACAGCCTCGCGGGCCTTGGCGCCACGCTGAAGGACGTGGCCAAGCGGACCATCGGCGTCACCGGCACCTTCAGCGCGATGGAGGCTCGTGGCCTCGGCGCTGGCGGCGTCACCGACCGAATCGCCAAGGCGAGCGAGGAGACGGCCAGGAACACCAAGCGCCTCGTGACCGAGGCCCAGATGGGCGGTCTCGTCTTCGAGTAGACCCTATGGCCATCACCGTCACCGAGAAACCCGACAGCCGCGAATCTACGTCCGGCGAGAACCCGTCCGCGACCCTCGTCTATTCGGTCCGCGGCACGGCCGATGACGTGCAGGCGCGGGGGGCGCTCGCGGCCGAGGCGCCGCCGACGCACGACAGCCTCGTGCGCCAGACGTGGGGCGTCGAACCTGTCCACATCGACACGGGCCATCCGGACACATGCCTCTGGGCCGGCAACGTCCGTTACGGCCGCACCTCGGCGCCGGAGCCGGAGACGGGCGACTCGGCCTACAACTTCGACACGGGCGGCGGCACTCAGCACATCACCCAGAGCATCGAGACCGTCGGCCGGTACGCGCCGGAGGGCCAGACACCGCCGGACTTCAAGGGCGCCATCGGCGTGACCCACGACTCGGTAGAGGGCGTGGACATTATCGTGCCGGTCTTTCACTTCTCCGAGACGCACTACAAGCCGGACGCGTTCGTCACGCCTGCCTACAAGGCGACGCTCTTCTCGCTGACCGGCAAGGCCAACTCGGGGGCGTTCAAGGGCTTTGCAGCCGGCGAGGTCCTGTTCCTGGGCGCCTCCGGGTCGAAGCGGGGCGAGGAGGACTGGGAGATCACGTACCGCTTCGCCGCAAGTCCCAACGCCACTGCCATCCCGGTGGGCGACATCACGGTCGCCGCGAAGAAGGGGTGGGAATACATGTGGGTGCGCTATGCCGACGCCGAGGACTCAGGCGCGAAGGCCCTGGTCAAGCGGCCCGCGTCGGCCAACGTCGAGAAGGTCTACCACCTCGCCGACTTCTCTGCACTCGGCATCTGACGAGACCGACGTGCTGAGCAAGGTGCGCGAGGCGAACGACTACGCCAGCCTGATGGGTTGGGGATACCGCAGGGAACACGATGGGTGACGCGCTGAAGAGGGCGCAGACGGGCAAGCCGCTTCGGGTCCCGGCCCGGGCCTACAACGCCTTCATCGACGCCGCCCGAGACCATCAGGCCCGGCAGCAGAACGTCGCCGGCGCGCCTGCGGCGGAACTCCGGCCCGGTGGCATCGTCCCGGTGAAGAACGCAAGCGGCGCCGACCGCGAGCGGTTTGACGTCCTCGGCATCGACGGCCCCGTCTTCGGGCCCGATGAGAACGAGGAGGGGTTCAAGAACCGCGTCGCCCTGCGGGGCCTGGTGCCCACGCTGCCGGACCACGCCGGCCGGTTCACCATCCTCCTTGAGCCCGTCCGGGCGGGCGAGATCGGCCGCGGGTGCGTCTGTGGCGTCTGCCAGGTCAAGGTGGACGTGGCGGACGCGGACCACGCGTTTGCCGACGTGAACGATGGCCAGGCCGGAAGCCTCAAGAGCGGCCTCGGCGGGACCGCCTTCATCCTCTGGAAGGAGTCCGGCACCGGCGAGAAATGGGCCGTGGTCAAACTCGGCGTGCCCCCCGACTCGCTTGGCAGGCTGTTTGCCGTGCTGGTCACGAAGGACGGCGGGGTGGCCGGAGACGCCGCGACGGACTGCACGTTCACCTACACGGTCAAGGACCTTTTCGGCGCGGAACTCGCGACGGCCCTTTCGCCCCTGCGGCCGCGCTTTGCGCACACGGAGTACGTCGAGCCGGGCGCCGATTCGCCGGGCGTAGCCTGGTACGACGCCCAGGGGGACCTCCAACTCCTCGAGGCGGTCGAGGAAGTGCCGAAGACCGACCTCGTCGCAGTCCTCACCAGCATCCGCTATGACACCACCGCCCACGAGTTCCAGTACAAGAAGACCAACGTGCGGGTCATCGAGACCGGGGATGAGGACGCCGCATGGACCGCCATCACGGACCTGACGGAATGCGACGACACGTGATTCGGGGGCGCTCGCCGTGGCCTACTCAGACAAGCCGATGTACAGCAAGAAGACCGGCAAGCCCATCTATCGCAAGAGCGACGGCAGGCTGATCTACGGCGACCCGGACGACTGCGACTGCTGCGGGGGAATTCGCGGATGCTGCGGCTCCGATAACCCTCCCGGCCACCCCCAGGACGACGCCGTCATTACCATCGTCGGGGAGTGCGGCACGGACGAGTGGGGCGAGCCGTCCGAGTTCTGCTCCGACTGGTGTCACGAGGGGGCCGGGGCGTACGAGTGGTATGGCTGCTGGTTCCAGCAGGGGCCTCCAACCGATGGGCTCGTGTGGTACTGGTATTTCGTCCCCGAGGAGGGGCACGAGTGGCGGCTGCAAGTCTTTTACGACCTGGACCTGGACATCTGGCAGGCGACCCTCTGGGGACACAACGACCAGAGCGTGACCTACCAGGGCGACATCCCGCCGCTCGCGTGTGACCACACGACACACAAGCTCAGCGGCTCGTTTTCGCTGCCGGGCCTGGCCATTGCGCCTTATTGCGGGTGCGTAGGATGCACGGCGAACGTGACGATTGGCTGAGACCTGAGTTCTGTGAGTCTGCGCACTGCAACGTCGGCGCGCATTGCTGCGTCTGCCGGGACCGGGAGGGCGGCCGCGCGTGGCGGACGCGCATCGCCGCGCGGTTCGCGGTGGACGGCGTGGACTGGCCCTGTCCGCACGGGAACCCGTGGGGGTATCAGCCGCCGGAGAGAACGCGCCGGCCCGTTTTGCCGTATGTCGCCACCGGCCACGGCACCCTGGCAGGGCAAGCCTGCCGTGGCTCGACCGCGAGCCGTACCCGTGCCAGGGAGCGTCGGGCGATCTGCGATGCGTGTGAGGTGCCGGCCCTGGAGTGCGAAGTCCGATACAAACGCGAGCTTCAGGCCGCCAGCGGCAAGACCTGCTGGTTCAACCGATTCATCCGTCGGGCCTCGTCCCGTTGCCCCGCCGAACCGCCGAAGTGGTCGGCGGCATCCGTCACGGAAGGCGGGTCAGCCGCCTCGAGCACATCGTGATCTGGCAGGACGGCGACAAGAACCTGCACGTGAAGGTCAAGAAGAACGGGGTGTGGTCGCCGGACGGGACCGAATTGGACATAACGTTCAACGATTCGGGGCACGTAACGGACGGATGGCGGGATTGCCTAGAAGTCGGGGTGATGGGGAATTCCAAGAGCATGAAGGCAAACGACTTACAAGCAGAGGGACGTTAAATTATCGCGGGTGGAAGTTTTTTATTTGACTTCCCGGTCGCCGGCCATAGGATTGGCCGCGTTATGAGTGGCGCTCGGTCCCCTGGATTTACGTACTCTTTCCCGGCCATTCGGGGCATACAGGCCGGACGCGAATACTACGTCGCGATGTTCCCACTCGAACTCGTGCCGCAACTCCTCTGCTTTGAGGACGCCTCTCTGCCAGTGGAAGTCAGGGCTCAGCGTAAGCTCAACAAGAGCCGTGTTCCTCAACTTAGAGACTACATCCTGGACAATCCAGAGAATTACGTGTTCTCGTCACTCACGGCCTCTGTCGACGGACAGGTTCATTTCGAGTCGTACGCCGGCAATGGTGTGGAGAAGGCCTTGGGCACTCTAACGCTCCCGATGGACGCTCGCCTACTCATCAATGACGGGCAACATCGAATGGCGGCAATTCACGCAGCCTTGAAAAAGAACCCCTCCCTCGGGAAGGAGACGATCTCCGTTGTTCTTTTCGTGGACGCCGGCTTGAGGTCAAGCCAACAGATGTTCGCTGATCTGAACCGATACTCTGTCCGACCGACGAAGTCGTTGAGTGTATTGTACGACCACAGGGATCCTGTCGCGAAACTGGCCCGAGACCTAACCCAGAAGGTATCCATCTTCAAGGGGATGACAGAGACGGCCAAGACCAGCATATCCAACCGATCGCGGGAACTGTTCACCTTGAGCAGCATCTACCAAGCCACGAAGAGGTTACTGGATAAGAAGCAGGGTGACGATGTCGGTGAGGGCGAAAGGCAGTTAGTCATTGAGTTCTGGAAAACGGTGGGAAAGAACATGCCCGACTGGAAGGCCGCAGCGGGAGGAAGGGCGAGCCCTGCGGAACTCAGGCGCAACTACGTGCATGCACACGGTGTTGCCCTTCAAGCCATTGCCATCGCGGGAGCGGCGCTGATAGCCAACCACCCGAAGACGTGGCATGGGAGACTGGCTAAGCTCAAGCAAGTTGACTGGACACGCGAAAACGCGCAGCTCTGGGAGGGCCGGGCCTTGGTCGGGGGGCGGCTCAGCAAGGCCTACAACAACGTCATCCTCACGGCGAATGTTCTGAAGCGGATGTTGGGACTCTCTCTGAGTCCTTCCGAGAAGAAGGTTGAGAAACTCTATGGCCGACGTAGCCGCGCGCCCGGATGACCCTGAGTCGCAGGTCACGCTCGATAAGGAGAAGCTTGCTGGTCTCTATGAGACTGTGCGGAGGGTGTATCTGGCCGATAGGCGGCCTTGGGTGGTTGGCTACAGCGGCGGGAAGGACTCGACTGCTACGCTGTCAGTTGTCTGGTACGCACTTCGAGAGCTTCCCGAGGATCAGCGAACCAAAGCGGTCTATGTGATAACCTCCGACACGGGGGTGGAAACCCCTGTCGTGGTGAAGCACCTGGATGCCACCATCTCCAAGATCACCTCATCAGCCGACGAACAAGGCCTCCCTTTCGAAGCCCACAAGGTGGGCCCTACGCTGGATGATTCGTTCTGGGTCAATATGATTGGCAGAGGCTACCCCGCCCCCACGACACGATTCCGATGGTGCACGGAGCGGCTGAAGATCAAGCCGGCAAGCCGCTTCATTGAAGACAAGGTCGCGCAGTGGGGTGAGGTGCTTGTCATACTTGGAGCCCGCGTCTCCGAGAGCGCTTCTCGGGCACAGGTTATGAACCGGCGCGCGAGCACCTCGTCTCCCGAAGAGCTAGTGACGCGCCACTCCAGCCTGGCGGGAGCGTGGGTGTTCACGCCAATTCAGGATTGGACCCGGCAGGATGTCTGGGTGTACCTGCTGTCGTGGCCGTCCCCCTGGGGAAGTAACAACCGCGATCTGGTAACGATGTACAAGAACGCCCAATCGGGAGAATGCCCGCTGGTGGTGGACAAGAGTACTCCGCCATGTGGTAATAGCAGATTCGGTTGCTGGACATGTACGCTGGTGGAACGTGACAAGTCCATGGAAGGGGCCGTGGCAAGCGGTGACGAGTGGTTAGTGCCGCTCTTAGAGCTTCGTGAATGGCTGATGAAGACGCGGGACCCGGCACTGAAGAGCAAGTACAGAAGTCACAGGCGGCGTACTGGAAGAGTGCATTTCATGGACTCGAAGGAGGGTAGGAAGGTCGTAAGAGGGCCATACAAGATGGAGGTGCGCAGGCGCCTTTTGAAAACGCTTTTGGCGGCACAGAAGCGGATACGGTCACAAGGACCTGACCCCGATGTGCAGCTCATAACAGAAGAGGAGTTGCACAGGATTCGGCAGGTCTGGCAGTTCGAGGAGGGTGACTGGGAGGATTCCGTCCCGGCGATATACCATGAGGTCTATGGTGAAGACCTGAACTGGGTGGAAGAGGACTGGTCAGGCTTGGGCGGACAGGAGCAAGAGATTCTGAGAGACTCCTGCGCGAGGCACGCTGTCCCCCCAGGACTTCTGACGGAACTACTCGATATCGAGCGAAAGTACCACGGTATGAGTCGTAGGTCGGGAGTGTACGACGAACTCGACCGCGCCATGAAGAAGGACTGGCGGTCGGAAGAGACAGTGTTGGCCGAAGTGGCCGCATTTGGGGAATGCCCCAACCAGGGGGAGGGCACTCCAGATGCTGATTAGCCGCGTCATTATGGAGAATTTCGGCCCGTACAGCGGGCGTCACAGCATTGACATAGCCCCCCGCGTCAAGTATGGCCGTCGGCGTCCCGTGGTTCTCTTCGGGGGGAAGAATGGCGCCGGCAAAACGACCCTT